GCACGTAATTGACGGAGGTCAGAAATTCCTTAATTGCCGACACCATGGTCGAGAAATTAAAATTCGATAGCTCGACTATTGATGTGGTGCTGGTATTACTTAATGGTTTAACTGAGGTTAATTTGATTTCAACCGACATCTTATTCGTTCACTTATTTTTCCTCGGATCCGACCACCATTTTTTCAATGAATTCGGTTTTATTATCCACCTTACTATTTATGTCAACCGTTCCTGATCTGATGATGCATTCCTTTAGGTCCCCATATATGACGTGTTCCGGTTTACTTTTGATGTACGTTAATTCTATCCTGTTGCTTCCGTCCCTTTGGAATGCGCATTCCTTTAAATACGAGTACCTGATATCATTGTGAGTCATGAAGAACGAATCGATGATGTGCGATGATCTGACCTTGCATTCGAATAGTTTGCAATTCGTAATCTCTCCCTCTATATAACACTTTACAAAATCTATATCGGTCACCGAGAAGCATTCCTTTAAGCTGGAATCCCGTACCTGAATTCGTTTTCTATCGGTGTCGTAATTTACCAAGCCTTTCTTTAGATTTCCGGTCGTTATGAGTTCGAATAGCTTCTCCTTAAAATTTGAGTAATTTGACTCAACTATTCGCGGATCATCACGTAAATCGACGAAGAGCTTCACGTCCGGAAACGTCCTAATGAAATTTTCGTATGTTTTTACGGACAGTAGGACATCCTTTCGATTTTTCATGAAATCTGAAATCTTTCTGGTCTCATTTACCGTATACGTCGAATTATTCTGAAGTGTCTCGTACAAGCTCTCAGCCATGTAATTTATCAGGCCAACTATGTCCTTTCTCTTCATTTCGTAATCCCTACCGCCAGCATAACGAACTTCGAGATAATTATTCGAAAGCTTGGTGAAGTTCAGACCGAAATACTTGGAATATGGTAAGTTAAAATCCATTGGGCTTGCTGGGCTCGCATAATTTAAGCTGGTTTCCGAAATAAATTTATTTTTCGGATAGATGTTCAGTACCGAATTCTTGTATATCTTTTGAATACGGGATTTGGCGGATGGCCACATTTCGAAAATTTTACCCTCATCCAAGTTTAGAATGTACTTAAAGACGTTCAATTGCTGTAATTTATCCTTTAATTCCAAAGCTTCCTCATTGAACGATATGTTTATGTGAAGCCCTGTACGTTCGTTCGTGAACCCGTGCTCTCCGATAAAATTGCAAATCTTAAATAATGTGTGAATTGCCTCATCATACGGCATGACTCCCGTGACCAATTCATTGGTCTTGAATCCACCGGAAAAATCCGGTTCCAACTTGAACGTGTCGGGTTCCAACGGTAACTTTGCATGATACCGATTGGTCCAATTAACGGTCTTCCCCAATACTTTGGTTAATTTTTCCGATAACTCACGTCGTGTTAATGGCGAAAAGAATTCAAATTCAAATCCCAAATCGACATTATCGAATAATCGTTTCTTGTTTAGATCTTTGTACATAATGTTATTTATTTCACGGTTATCTATTGATAGCTACGAATGGAGCGTTCAACCTTGGTCTAGCATTATCGATGATGGCCAAGGTGGATTCGTCCCTAATGAACAACTGACTTATCACGAACTCATGATCTTCCGGCTGTATCATCGTGTTGAACAATCTGATGTTAGCAGCAGCGTAATTAGCATTCAATACTGTCCAATTAGCGGTAGTTTCGAATTCAAATACACCGGTCTTTACGTAATTTGAATAGACTGGTAGGATTGCATTAAAATTCTTAATGTTCGCTGGGTCGTGCTGAAATTTATACAACGATACTTGCAATTGACCGTACTGTGCTGAAACTGGCACCATTAACGAATGCCATTCGGCGTACTCGATTATCCCGACCGGAAAGGTGTATGCTGTCGAATTTACCGTAATGTATACTGTTAGGCTAGGTGCGCCCAGAGTATCCACGATTGAGCCTGAGATGATCAGACCCTTTGATTGATAGTCATCATATCCTTTGAAGAATATCACATCCTGGGTGCCCCTGTTAAAATTGAACAAGCCGCAGAATGTCATGTTTGGCGTATCGACGGTTGACGCAGCTTTCTTATAGATGACAGCATTCTCGTGTTTTATGAATTGAACTGAATCTGCCGTGTATAGGATGTCTCGACGATCGATCGCTTTAAATCCTAGCGTTTTATAACCTTCAACTGCGACGTATTTGCCAACGTCCAAGTACGATTCCTTTGGCCCGTTCATCTTTACCTTTACTGCTGTTCCAGCTACCTTAACGTTGGAATCGCCGGTTACTAATTCATTCGATTGCCATGCTTTAAATATCCCACTATCCTCGTATGCAAATATTTCTATTGGAGAGGTGGCGGAAAGCACCTGATCAGCGGTCGTACCGTCTGATTTTAACGTGTACTGGGAAAGAGCTGGTCGTATTCCGCTCATGTCGTAATAATATTCTATGAGCGGCGAGTAGTTGAAAGTTATGTCCTGTATCTTGATCTTTATGTCTGGATGAAGGGCTCTGCGAGTTTCATCGAATTTATCAGATATTGTCTTAAACTGCTGCTTATCCAAAGCGTCCAGCGTTTGAGCAGCAGCTTCATTTCCGAACAATTGATCCGATGTAACTATCAGATTATCCAGGAACTGCCTGTCGCCGGCTTTCATCAGCATATCGATGTTTGGATGAAACTTGGTAAGTTGAATCTTCCAGTACATCGGTTCCATCATGAATCCTCGATATAAGTACGACCCCTGAATTTCGTACATCCTATTCAATATCGGAATGTACATGTAATCACGTTTTCTTGGTTGAGTTCCTTTTCCGAACATCAGTTGGAAGTACATGTGATCGATGTGAATTTCAAACGGTACCTCAAAATCAACTCCAAACTCGGTAAAGTTTGGTTTGTTATCCGGAAATTTATTCTCTGGCACCATCACCTTTATGCACTTACGAATAGTAGTTTTAAATAACGTCCATTCCTTAAATATGAAATCGCCACCATCGCGATCTGGCTCCGTTTTAAAGTAGACAACCTCATGCCCAAATATCTTATTCGTTTGTAGGCTAAGTTCATGGGCGATTCCAATGGCGGAGCCCATTTCATACGGTTTGAAGTACGCTTCTCGTTCAGCTATGAGCGCTGGGCATTTTTCATCGGAGCATTGTATCAACGGAGTAACTAATCCGCCCTGATCAGCTATTGATTTTACTAAAAATGTGGAATACTCAACCGTTAGCGGTGTAGTTAATTCAGCATACGTCGAATCATCGTACTCATATTTCACCTCAAAGAAAACATCGGACTCATCAAACGATAGGTCCAACAGATCAGTTAAATCGGTTAATGTGAACGAATACCACAGCGACCAGTTGGATCGATCAGTTGAATACCTAAATTTTCGAATGACATTCGTGGGATCAGCTGACCCGAAATCCAAACTCTCCTTAAATCCGATAACTTGAACGGCTTGCCTTAACGGTTCGCCAGTTGAAAATATGCGATAATTCTTACTGAACGATATTGAATTTTTCGCTGGATCAGGTGTTATCTTATATGCGACTACTTGCATCTGAAAACCTTTTAATACTATCTATAAGAAGGTAATTGGACGATAGTCGTTAGATTATTGAACCTCGATCGCTCCGGACACTTCGCGGCAACTTACTTGATCTATCTCGAACCAGATGCTATTGCCTGAGTACCCATCAGTCTTCACTATGAATCCTAGACCATTGAGCGCTAAACTATCCCCACCAAACCTAACCGTTGCTAAGGTAGCAGAACCGGTATTAGCAATCAATGCATCCACTTTATATTGAGTAGAACCAATCATTTTAACTACGTTCAGCGTGCCAGATGCTCTGTACATAAAGGTTAATTCATAGTTCGATGAACCTGCATTACTTATGGCAAAATCATTAGATTTTATGACGACGTCGCCGGTTCTGAAGTTCTGTCGAGTTACACGTTGAGCTTTTGTACGGAACCCATTGCCTGTGACTATACTATACTGTTCGTAATTTCCACCGGATAGCCAAGAATCGGCTCTACCGTCACTATTACTGTCGACCCAATCGGTTTCGCCAGTCGCATCGGCATTTCGTACCTGTTCAGGACCGTAGATTACTGCTCCGGTCGTCGTTGTTGTGGTAGGACCAGTTGTCGTAGTCGTAGTAGGTGCTGCTGTGGTTGATGTAGTCGTAGCAAGTGGATCAGTTGTCGTTGTCGTTGTAGGCGCGGCAGTGGTTGTGGTCGTCGTAATTCCAATAGGATAAACGTCCTGAGCAGTCTGGTGATTCGTTATGTACGTTCCGAGC